ATCATCTTGTATAGCACCACTCCTAAAGCCACTTTCTTCATGTAAATTACCTAGTATGCCAGCTATACCTTCTGCAGAATAACCAGCCTTAGCTAAGAAGTCCCAAATCCTCTTACCATCACCATTACCAGTAGACATACCAGCTGGCTTACCAGCACCAACACTACCACTACTAGAAGAACCACCTTTTAAGAATTCTTTCAACTTATCAAAGATAGAACCACTATCACCAAGTAAATTACCTAATATACCACCAGTACCCATATTTAATAAGTGTTTGAAAATATTACCAAATAAGCCACCTTCTCCATATGTGTCTTGTCCAGTGATACCAAATACACCTCTAAAAACTTTTTCTAATACAGAACGACCTTGACCAACTTCGCCATTTAAACCTAAAGCATCAATGAAACTACCACCCATTGGTATTCCACCATCTGACCTAACAGCACCAGCCTGTTGTGAAGTTAAAACTGCTTCGCCCTTATGTAGGAAAGCAGGGTAATTATCATAAGGAACATTCGACAAACCATCTGCATGAGAACCAAAAGAACTTAATACACTACTCATTAAACCAAAAGGATTTAAGTATGACAATGTACTAGCTATTGCAGTGACGTTATTAGTAGTAGACTTATTAGGATTATTTTTCTCCATACCTAATAAACTACCAATCCAAGAATCAGCAATTAAATCATGTACAGCATCAAATGCTGTAGTAAATGCACCTACAATCTTATCAGGAATAGATGTGATGTAATCAGTTAATGATTTGAAAGCCTCAGCAACTCTATCACCACCTATAGCACTTGCTATAGCACCTATAATAGCACCAGCTAAAGCACCCATTGGCCCACCAACAGCGAAACCAGCGGCACCACCTTTTATTGCACCACCTAAAACCTCAATAAAATTTTCCATAAAGGTCTTTTCACCTTTAATACCACTACCAGTACCAAATATAGAACCTATTAAACCACTCAAAATAGTCTGTAATAAATTATGGTCTTTACCGAACCAATCATCTGCTTTATTTAAACCACCAAAGAAATCTAAAATAACATCAAAGAAACCACCTATAATAGGTATTGCTTTTCCTAAGAATTTGAATACTCCACCACCAAAAATCTTACTAGCAAGCTTCCCTATGCCAGTACCACCTATCTTAGTGAATATATCACCAAAGAATTTTGAGAATACAGGAGCCATCTTAGAACCTATTTTAGAAAATACTTTTATCATTTTATCGGGAGCATTAGCATAAAATACTTTCCCTATCCAAGAGAATACAGACTTAAACTTCTTAATTATAAGAGCAATAAAAGAACCATTCCCAGTAAATACGTATTTTAAACCTCGTACTATACCATCACTTAAAGCACCCTTAGAACTGAACAGAGCCTTTAAGCCACCACCTTTAAGGAAACTACCAAACCCTTTCATAGGAGATACTATAGATTTAAGTAATGATTTAACATCACCCCATTGATTAGCTACTGTATAAGCAATAATAGCGTAATTAGCCATGTTAGCGGCTTTAACATCTAACTCACCAAAGAAGTCAGAAACCATTCTGACAGGGAAAGAATCTGATAACCAATTACTTAATTTTTCTATCGGACCACTTGCATACCCAGCCATACTCTCAGAATTTGATTTAGTTAGATTTGAGTTCTTATTAATATTATCAGAAACCTTTTTTAAGTCCTCTGATAAATTATCAGCATTAGCGAACATCTGTGCTACAGCATCTGAACTAAACCCTACTGACTCCCTTAATTGATTCAAAGCGAATGGGTCGTCTTTATTAGCAACAAAGACATCTTGCATTGACTTCATGACTTCATCTGCATGACCACTATCAATGGCACCTCTGAAATCTTCAGCACTCATACCAGTCCTAGACATGAAATTAACAAAATCATCATCTTTTAGCAACTCAGGAACTGACATCTTAGACCATTCAATAATCTTTCCACCAGCTTCTTCAACACCCTTATTATATTGTTGCTGTTGAATACTTTCCATTATTGCTAATGATTTAGTCATACCCTTAAACTTAACAGAATCTTTTTTAGACAAACCATATAAATCTTCAATATGTTCATTCATTGAAGATAACATAGCATTACTATCAACTGTCAAGTCTTTATCAGCACCTAACCCAGTAGCGATATTAGACATCTCCCGTAGTACATCACCCTTACCACCACTATTGATATCCATTTTGATAATACTCGATAAATCACTAATATTAGCATCAATAGCAGTATGTAAACTAGCTACTTCTTTTATATAAGGGTCTAACTGTTTAGCAGTTTTCATGCCCATCTCATCCATGACACCATTAACAAGTTCTGATGCCTCGTTCCTACCCATAGCATAAGATGAATCTACTACACCACCTATCATTCTTTGATAATCACTTTTAGTGATATTACCATTTAATTTAGCACTTCTTTCACGAAAATTATCAATGAATGAGTCAGTAATATCTGTTAAGCTACTCTTTACAGAGTCAGCCATATCTGTTAATTCTAAAGCAACAGCGGCGTCCCTAACACCTTTAGAGAACCTTTTTATCCTATCTGTAAATGAATTGGTCATACCAATCATTTCTTCATCAAACTCATCGGATATTTCACCAAAACGCTTAGACACAGTATCCTTCATAGTCTGTAGACTTTCATCTGCTACTTGAATCATGCCTTTATAATACTTACGATTTGAATTATCCATATATTTTGCATATAAGGTAAATTCACGTTTCATATCAGCTAAACTATCTTCTAATATAGCTTGCTGATTGTCCATACTATCCCTAAGCATTCCTTGAGCTGATTTGTTAGTAGTATTATAAAAAGACTCTAACATTGTCATTTGAGAGTCTAGCATCCTAGCAAAACGCTTCTCACGTAATGCTATCTTCTTCTCAGCTTTCTTCGCTTCTCTTGCTTCTATCTGTTGTATACGTTTATTTAGTTGTTTCTTATCTTGTAAATCAGCCATATATACAACCTTTAATAACTATAAAAAAGAGATGAGATTATCATCTCCTCCTCCCTCTAGTAGACCTTTTCTCTTTAGCGGATTTGATAGCCTCATCTTGTGCTTTCTTCTCTTCTTTTTTCTGGTCGACCAAAATTTGATACATCGTCCGTCTCTCTAGTGAACTCATATTTTCAACAGATTCATAGGATATTTTCCCAAAGTATGCTAATTGAAACTCTTCTTTCATTAAAGAACGAAACGCAGTAAAACGTATATCTCTAGCCTTATTATTATATTCGTCTGAATTGAACTCACTTAATTGTGGGACGAAAGAATTCACTTGTAATAGGCATAGCGAAATCATAAATTTCACCACAAGAAGTACATTCATGGTCAACAATAGTATCTACACCTACAATAATACTATTAATCACTGTCTGCATTTTAGCACTATCCATAGACACCATGTTTTCTACATAACTACGAGCATCTACAAAGTCTACAGCCTTACCATTAATAGCAGTAATGTATTTTGCCATCCTACAGATATACCCAACTTCTTTGTAATTTTGATTAAACTGTTTAGCGAACCTACGTGCATATTTTTCAACAAACTCTGTATCGGAATTACGTAATAAACGTAATGACAAAGTATCACCACTTACAGGTAACTCAACATTAATAGGTTCAGTGAAGTTATCATCTAAGTACATAATATCAAAATCTGATAAACTAATTTCATGCTCATCTGTATTACCACAATGAGGACATGTAGAACGTACTTTATACTTATCCCCAAATGTTACCATACGTAATTGAAGAATTAAGAACATTTCATCTGCACTAATTAGACGATTAATATCAATATTCTCAGGGGAAACAATACAGTTCCTTAAAATTTTCTTGAATACATCTGCACCTTGACTTGCATACATAATCTTTTCATCACGTGTTGTCATACCACGTAATGTAATATTAGCAGGGATGCCATCTTCTTTATAAAGAATACCCTTAGACGGTAATAGCACAGTAGACTCGTAATCTACTTTTGTTTTCTTAGAACCAGCTTCTTTACTTTCCCTCTCTAAGTCTTTAGCAATCAAATCTTCTTTTTTTGTATCTTCCACATTTACCTCTTCTGCAGTAGTGTTACTTACTTCTTTAATATCTTTATCTACAACTGTAGACGTAACCTCAGATGCACCATCACCAAACACATCTGCACCTAAATTGAATCTATTATCTTCCACTTCTAAACCTCTTTTGTATAATACAAAAACTATCTAAAAAAGTATTGAAACTATCTAAGAATATATATAGTATGACAACATTTTATGATTAACAATAAAAATAGAGATAGTATCACTACTATCTCTACTATACTAAATACAACTATTAATCTATTTTAAGAAATCATTCTTTGATAATCGCTTACGATAAATATCCTCTATATTCTTAATAGCCATATCAGATACATGATTATGGAAGTCAACATGTTTTCTGCAGAATTGCTCATAATAAGTTATGTCAGTCATGATATGGTCAAAACTCTCTTTTGATTTAGCTACATTATGTAACAAATCATCATTAAACTCTAATACCCTTGACCTAGCATTAATTGCCCTAGTCTCAGAAATTTCATATGATAAACGACTTAAATCCTTACTATTTGACTCCCCAAACTTTTCAAGCTTCTCAACCCTATCAATTACTTCCTTATTTAACTCTCTTCCAATAATAGATAAAATAACTGAAAGAGGATTAAACTCAATAGGAGATATTTGTATGATAGTTAGTAAAAGTAATGTTGCCAATGAAACATCACCTATACTTATATTCATGCCCAAAACAGATAACATCTCAATTAAATTCATAGAACACCACCTCTACTATACCAATATGATTACCTGTAACTAGCTTTAGTATCCCTATCATAAAGTACTGTGCAATTCACACATAATCATCTAATGTATTCCGTAGAATATGATGTAAAATGTATCTACTCAACTCTCATCCCTATTATGTATATAAGATGAAATTTACCTATAATTCACAAATCAAAAATTAGACTCCAATTTTTGTATATATAAAATAGTAAACTACAAAACACCACAATCTATAATCAATAAAGTTAAACAAAGATTAAAAACATAAAAAGAGTGTTACATCAATAAGAGCCGAAGTAATTGATGTAACACTCTGACAGGAGAGCAGTGTGAACTAACACACTAAATCATGTAAAACTATATTCCAATAAGAAAAATAATAAGTATTCTGTAGTACAATGCGAAAGGAAAACTTAAAAACAATGTACTACAAAGCAAGACGGAGACAGATACTCAGACTTAACGCACTAAAAACATCTCAGCATCCATATATAGGTAGGTAAACCACTCCTACCTACTGTCTAAAATATACCACAAATATCTCAATCTGTAAACCCCAAAAGCTTCCCCTCAATCATATATAAAAATAGAGCGACATTTTATAAAATGTCGCTCTATTAAAAACCCATGTCTGAGTCATCATCTAACACAATTAGTATACTATAGATACTTATCTAAGTCAATACCTTGTATAACATAAAAATAGGACATAACAAAGTTATGTCCTATCATCTATACCTATAGACTAATCAGTACCGTAAATATGCGTATTTTGTCCATCACGTACAAGATAAGCAGTATCTACAGACAAGTTCATGCTGATTTGTTTTTTATCACCACTAGAATAATCTAATTCACCTAAATCTAAACTAGTCGGCCAACAACCATCACATTGCCATTTCCTCAATACTTCTCCATTCGGACCGTATTGAACAATCATGCATGTACGTTTATAGTTATTTGCCCAACCAACTTTACCAGTTTTAGGATTGTAAACCTTCATCCTCCATTGCCATAGAATATTCTCTACATCAGGTTCGATAAAGTCTTTTACAGCAACTGTAATATCATCGGTAGTCGCTTTACCAGCTACCTTGATTTGTGAGTTGCCATAATCCAACTCAATAGGGTCATTAGATACAGTAGGTAAACCTGTGCTATCACAAGCCAATTCAATAATATCACCACTAGAAGAAGAAGTGTTATTAGAGAACTCACTTAAATCTACAATGAACCTAAAATTGTTGGTACGTTGAACCTCATACGTTGAGTCCATAGACATGAAAGAGGCGTTTAATTGACTCATATCATATCCCCCTTATTAATTGAAACTAGCACTATAATTCATTATGTTGAAAGTCAAACTAATGAACTCAGCGGCTTTAATAGGTTTAACGTAAATACTAATAGGCATACGATTATTTTCGTAGTCTTGTGCAGTTGCTTCCAACTCAATCTTATAATCGTACAAACCACCATTATTTTTAGCATTAATCAAAACTGGTTCTACAAGAGTTTTCCAACGCTCCGTCACGATAAATATGTACATATTTTAAATATTACACACTTACACTTTGATATACCTCACAATATATCTTCCTTATTCATTGTGTCCCATTTTGCATACGCTACTCTGGTTTATATAACACTCCTAAGGCTTAAATTCCCTAGTAACGATAGGTACATATATAGTGTATCTTCTATTTGATATCATCTATATTATAATTAGCTAGATTGATTGATGCATTGACATCTCTATCAATAACATTACCACAACAATCACATCTATATATTCTGTCAGATAATTTTAAGTCTTTTTTGACATTACCACATTTATGGCATGTCTTTGAACTAGGATAAAATCTATCAGCTATCACTACCTCAATGCCATATAACTCAGCCTTATACTCTATCTGTCTCCTAAATTCATATAACTTCTGAATCATAATTGACCTAGATAGATGACGATTTTTCATCATACCACTAACATTCAAATCTTCTAAAACTATACGAGATGGCTTGGTTTTCACTATCTCAGTTGTTGTTTGATGTAAATAGTTAGTTCTGATATTTAACAATCGACTATATAACCTTTGAATTATATGTCTTTGTTTTTGAATGTTCTTACATGACTCTAAGTCTTTTATATAAACTGGTCTATCGTTACCAAAATAATGACTTGTATTCATAAGAATCTTACGTGAAAACTTACGTTGCTCACGTTTTAACTTTCTCTCTAATCTCTTTACTTCACAAGTTTTATTGATATTATGGTACTTCTTAACGCCATTACCATCCTGATTAGAAACAACAGCTAACTCCTTAATACCTAAATCTACACCTAATTTAGTGTCTGATAAACCAACATCTAATTTATTGACCTCAAAACTAATAGATAAATACCAAAACCTACCATCAAAACTAATCCTAGGACTACGGTATTTTTGATTTTTGCCTATCTTAGGTAAAGATTCTCTTGTTTTTACAATACCAATCTTTTCACCTTGAAACCCATTAGAAGTCCTTTTTAGACTTTCATAATTTACATAAAAACTAGGCTTAGACTTTTTCCTAGACTTAAATTTAGGATATCCCTTGCTATGTTTAAAGAAATTTTGTAATGCTATATTGGCATCTTTAATACCTTGCTTCATTACATTACTTCCTACCTCTTTAAGCCATGTATGTGTAGTCTTTTTAAGATGGTTATTAATATACTTTCTAACTTCTTGCTCAAATACATGCTTTGGTTTACTATTATCTGCTAACCACTCTTGATATACCCTGTAACTCTCAGATAAAAAGTAATTATATGACCATCTAGCTACACCTACACTCTTCCAAAACAGAATCTCTTGCTCTTTTGTCGATAATAACCTAATCTTAACTGACCTATATATTTTGTTATCGTTACTATTTAATTTTTCTACCAAATTGACACCCCCTTTCTATACAATTTAATTATATAGAATACTTAGAGAATGTCAACTCTACATATAATATTTTAAATTATACATATTTATCTTATTCACACTAGAACGCAACTTCTAATGCAGTCTTACTGTCACCAGCAGACCTCTTATGCTTTCACATAAGCGTAGACTATATCTTCATCCTGTCTATCTTAAAACAGGAGCAACATTTTTCCTCCACCATAAGCTTGCGGTTTTACTCTCCCTCAAGGAGATAGTCGTTGAAGGTCTCCCGTATCTTACTACTAAGACTTAGGGCTTTCCCTGCTAAACATCCATTGTTTACAGCACTTAGAACATACGTCTTCTGAGGTTCACTATTTTATCACTCAGACACTGATATGCTTTTTTTCATCATATGCCATCTCTACTGTTTTTTCCGCTTTCGCACCTTAGACTTTTCGTCCCAGCTTATCGTTTCCAATTACTGTTTAGGTCGTAGAACTTTAGGAATTAAAAGCAATTAACGTTGAGTCTGCACCCCTTACGAGATACAGAGGGTATTCTGTTCAAATAAATTTTTAATTTATTAATATTTGTATAATTAAATACAAATATATTGTAACAGTTTTGTTACCCATGTAGCATCATAGTTTTGCTCGAATACAAAGTACCTAGACTTCGCTGCGATACTACGTTCCAAGAAACTCATCAACCTACGTACATTAACCCTATCTAATGCAGTTGGTTGACGTTGGAGCGTTTTATTTCCCCAAATAACGATACCTTGACCAATGAAATTAGTGATACAGTTTACTACATTCCTATGACCATATAAAGCATCACGCTCACCTTGTGTAGGAGAATACTCAGTTGAAATCGCTTTGGTAATCCTACCACGATTTAAACCAGCAGGTGCTAACCAAGGGAAACCTACTTTATCATTATATGCATATTGACCAGCTACAAAACCACTAGGTGGTAGCCAAATGTTTTTATTAGTGAAGTTATCACTAATTTGTAACCACGGCCAATATAAAGCACCATAAGAAGTATCTAAACCGTTTTGATTAGTATAAGAACCTTTACCATTAGACCAATTAATCATTTCTTGTACACTCATACCAAAAGGTGGGTCTACAAGGAAAATGGAATCCGCACGGTTCTCTACAATACTCAAACCAGCTTTAATAACACTAGCATCACTCCAACCACTAGCTGTCAATACATCAATAGTAACAGTCTCAGGGTTAGAGAAACTTTGTAACCCACCACCAGAAACGTCACCAATGATATCACTAGCAGTAATTCCAAGAATACCATCATCGCCACCACTGAAGATTAATGTATCTTCATGATATGTAACAGATGAGTCAGTATCAACTTTAGCATTCACACGAATAGAACCATTATTAATAATAGTCTCAACAAATCGCGGAGATTTAGGGTCTAGAGATAGCGTACTGAATTGCTCAACCACATTACCATTCTCATCTACGATGCGAACATTAAATGTTTGAGTGAACTCTTCAATAGCACTAAAAATAGCTGAACAACCATTTAATTTAGAATCAAAATACTTTGATTCTAAGAGTACTTTATTTGTACCCTTTTTGCCAGCGTGAGCATTAGAGCCAGTGTTACCACCTTTTACAGCGTCGCCTAACACAAATTCTTTTGCCTCAATACTACCAGTAGTCTGTAATTCAACACGAATCAATTTTGACTTAGCATTAATTACAGCTTCTACAAAGTTTTCCTCTGAGGAAGTCAAAGTCAAGTCTTCAAACTTTTCTTTCTCTACATCCTGTGAATCTTTAACAGTAACTGTAAATTTACCACCAGTCAATGCAGATTGAGTGATTTTAAGACCATTACTAGCCTCACCAATTACAGCGGAACGATAAAGAACTTTATCAGTACCAATCTTACCAGAAGTAGCTTTTGTGCCACCACGTACAACACGAGTATAAATTACTTGACTAGCATGAGTTAATGCCATTAAAGCACTATATAACCCATATTCACCTTCAACAGGTTCGCCAAAAGTTTTAATTAACTCTTGTTGTGAAGAAATCAAAGTAGGTACACCAACAGGACCGAACCTAGCACCACCTACCATACCGATAATACAAGTAGAGGAGTCTGTAGTATATTGACTTTTGTCAACCTCGTTCATGTATACACCTGGACTTAACATTGTTAGTGTAGCCATTATATCCCCCTCAAAAAACGGATAATAATTTATATTATAATATAAGTTATTCACTTTACCCATCATTTGTACATAGAATATTTCTTTAGTATATACAGATATTTATTGTTTAATGTTTTCACGTCCTATATATAAAAAAGCTATACACAATATAAGTGTATAGCTTTTAGTATCTTTTATTTAATATTATCAACATTATAATGAAAGTCATGACACAAATTTCCATCTTGAATGCCATTGACTAATGAATTATATAGTCTGAGTAATTTATCAAAATCACTCTTATAAACAACATCAAAAGAACTAACCACAGTATCATTAACCATATTATCTACTGTCAAAACCTTAGATAATATATCAGCCTCATGTAACTCCACCACATCTTGCTGATAATATTCAACATACTTTTCCACAAGTTAATCCCCTTCTAAATTAAACTTTAAGAAATTATTTTATTTTATGATAGGAATCCGAAGACTCCTCATTCGCTAATTTTAATTCATCTCTAGTCC